GACCGATTATGTTTAACAGCATAATTATCACCACCTCTGGCTTAGCCGGGGTAGGTCTAGCGATACAAAGACAGAGTAATGCGATTTCAGCTGGCAAGTATTTGATTGTAGGAACGTTTGTTGGAATGTGTTTCAGTGTCGCGAAAGCATCATGGGGCTTCATCCAAACTGCGACTTTTAAGTGGAGGCTAGAACTCAGAGTGCGGACCAGAATGTTATTCTGGAGACCGTCGCAAAATTCTACAGTAACAGAAATGTTACTCCATTTTGATGGTCATGAGGATTTGGATGATTTGAAAAACGAAGATGGTGTGATGACCCACAAGCCTGATAGTTCCGAGGCGCGAGAAGCGGCACCGCGATTACGTTATGTAACAGCGGTAGCGTACCAAGTTAAAATGAAATTTGGTACGCCTGCACGTAGCTCGGCGAACTATAAGGCGACACGGGAGTACGCGGTGAAGTTAATGAAGGAACACGGGCATAGACCTGCTCATATCATGCGTGATATTGAAAAGGTCATTACTCTTGTGTTCATTAACACTCGCGAACAACTCGATGAACTCGAGTTATGCCATCACCCACTTGTTGAAGCTCGTGATGAGGAGGCTCGCCATTGGTGTAGGCAGGGCCTCCAGGATAAGTAGGGGGGTCCGCGTTGGGTTAAAGGGGTTACTAGCCACCCGCAAGCAACAGAGCAAGATTTTGCTCGGGCTTACGAGGGGACTGTAGCCAAGTATTCCTCAACCCGTGAACGTGTACCTTACCCGAAAAGACGCGTCAATGTGCTACTGAACATCACTAATGGTGTTCAGTATGGCGTGCATAATAATAATAATTATAACTTGTCGAGGGCTGTCCTGGAAAGGGTGTTTCTGGTAAAACGTGGGGAGACGTTTACCAGGCCACCACAACCGGATGCCCGCGTGTTTGATGAGCGAATGTTCAAGTTCAAGAAAGAGATGCGTAGACTAATTAGCACTGCCACCCCATACACTCCACAAGAATTTGTGGACAGCTATGATGGTCGAAAGAAATTGGTTTACAGCAGAGCCCTCCTGAGCTTACACCAGAAGTCTTTGGAGGTTGAAGATTCGTTCATTAGCGCGTTTGTGAAGGCTGAGAAATGCAACTTTTCCGCGAAAGTTGACCCGGCGCCCCGGGTTATACAGCCTCGCAGTCCACGTTATAACCTTAGCGTGGGCCTGTATATCAAGAAGATTGAACATCGGATATACAGGCTTATCAAGAAATTGTTTGGGGCACACACAGTCGCCAAGGGCATGAATGCCATCAAGTGTGCACGCGTTATCAAGAAGAAATGGGACCGGTTTGATGAGCCGGTCGCCATTGGTTTGGACGCATCCAGGTTCGACCAGCACTGTAGTGATATTGCTTTGAGGTGGGAACATGATATTTACAAAATGTTCTATCCGCATGACGAGGTTTTGGATAAACTTCTGAAGCAGCAAATCTATAATCGGTGCTATGGACGTACTCCGGATGGCAAAATTAAATACCAAACCATTGGTTGCCGAATGTCTGGTGATATGAACACCGGACTCGGCAACTGCTTGCTAATGTGTGCCATGGTGTATTCGTATATGAGTACGATTGGCATTCAATACGAGTTGGTAAACAACGGTGATGATTGCGTCGTCTTTATGGAACGACGTGACCAACATCGATTGAATACCTTAGGTAGGTGGTTTGAAGAAATGGGTTATACCATGAAAATTGAACCACCTGTCTACACGTTGGAGCACGTCGAGTTCTGTCAGACAAGACCAGTATTTAATGGTACTGAATATGTCATGACTAGAGACCCTCGTATTTGTTGCACCAAAGATCTCGTATCAGTTAAAAACTTGCCAGACGAGCTGTCGTGGAGGAAACAGGTTAACGCTATTGGGCAATGCGGACTATCCGTTTATGGTAATTTACCCATCTTTTGTGAATTTTACAAGATGATGGATATTCCTTACCAGGATAGTAAGCGTTCCCGAAAACGTGAGAACCGCTCTAAAAGACATGGGACCTATCGCGAGATTGTCGAGGGGTTTCACTTTTTGGCTAACAAGGCAAACCAGAGTTATGCCCGACCCACAGATGAGGCTCGTGTCTCATTTTGGAGAGCGTTCGGCATAATTCCTGATAACCAAATAGCTGTCGAAGAGTGGTATTCTCAGTTCCTCGTGGCATACGAGCCCGGCCCCACTGGTGAATTTAGTACTATTATAGAATTAGAAACACTGGTAAAATAGGTTTGACTTGTCCCTATTTTAAAGCGCTAACACACCTTATACAATCATTATTTATACAACAGTTTTATTTATTCTCACAATTGGTTTCATACAACAATGGCTATGGTTGCAGGACAATTCGCAAAAGGCGCCGCACAGTATGTGGCGACAGTTGCGGTACAAGCGCTTGCGAATAAGATCGCGAATGAAATTCATGACAACTTCACGCTTGCGAATGCTAAGAAGGTCGCCAAGTCATTGGCGCCCGGCAAACGCAACAAGGCGAAGAGGGCGGCGGCGGTCCAGATGGTCCAGTCGGCATTTAGGGTTAATTCCATGCAAAATGCTCCTGTGGCTGTTAATTACCGTACGCAGCGTTTTCGTAGTCGTGCAAGTACTACTAACTACCGGGTTACCAACCGTGAATTTGTAACAGATGTGACACCGGAGTCAGATGGTTCTTTCCATCTGACTCTGGCTTACTCAATACAGCCAGGGATACGTACAACGTTTCCCTGGTTGTCACGTATTGCTCAAAGTCACCAGAAGTACAGATTTACTAATATCAAGTTTACCTGGCAACCGTTGGTTGGTACGTCAACTCCTGGACGCATTATCCTAGCATATGCCCCTGATCCGTTAGACGCCATCCCCTTCAGTGCGGCGGATATCTATCAGTACCCAGACCAATGTGACAGCGCTCTATGGGGCGCTGTCTCTTTACAGGTGCCAAATAAGCACCTGGGAGTGTTTTTCACTCGCTCTGGGTTTGTGCCAGACACCGATATTAAAACTTATGATAACGGTGTCTTGTACATTGCGACGTATGGGTGCAATGCTGCTGCACCAGCTGGCTCGATATTTGTTGAGTATGATGTGGAGTTAATCACTCCCCATCCAACTAGCGAGCCAGACGGTGGTATCATCAGCATCACACCAGCCCAAGATGACGGCTCTTTATCATTGTGGCCTGACGGTAATACCAGTCTCGGACACCCTCTGTTCGAGCTGGTTGGCGTCTCGACCTCAACGGCCCCTAATCGTGTCCGATTTCTGACCACTGGTTGGATCTGTTTCACGATGCGGGTGTTCGCATCTACTGTTGACTCTATCGTGCCCACTGTCACCAATTCTGGTGCAGCCACGCTGGTCAATTATGATGCCGTTTATCTCACGGCAACAGTGTCACATCTTGAAATGTGGATCAAGGTCAATACTGTCACGACAGGGCCCCATGTGTATTTTGATGTCAGTGGCAACACTGGCATTACTGGCATTGCGTTTGTGGTTTCACGAATGCTAAATGGGACACCTATCACGAAGGACTTTTCATAAGCATCCTCAACTATGTATATCATCATAACCAAGAAAATAAAACAATAAATAACTGTACGCCTAACAGGATAACTTAGGGCCGCAGAATACGCTGCGTTATCAAGAGTGAAAACAGTGAGCACATCACAGATATATTGTACATACATATATATCTTATTTATTCTGGTGGGGGACCCAAATCCGAGTCGCGACCGGTGGGCGGGAAACCTTGATACTTTTACTAGGAAGTGGTAACACA